TTCGCGATCAAAAGAAAACATTGTGGTTTACTTACACGTTTTGTTTTTAAGTAGATACAATTACACCCATTTTAGATCTTTCACCTTCTGGGCACTGATACCCTGGTTGTGCAAATTGTATTTCCTGGTAGTGACCATCCTTGCATTCTGCGTTCTGGATAGGAATATATTTATTGAGCGTTCCGGATTTAGGATCGTAGGTGATCATAAAAACGAAAAAGAGGAGAAAGAGAAGTCCCCACATTTGTTATTATAAGGGATTTAATTAGCGTACATAAGACCAGCCATACCATTCTCGATACGGAGGATGTTGTAGTTGACACCATACATGTCAGTGTCGAACGAACCGGCATCAGTTACGAGACGAGCCGAGTCAACACGACTGAAGTTGAGTGTACCGGTGGGCTGAAGCTTGCAGGTGTCAAGACAGAACGGGTACATGAAATGGTTCGCGGCGCTGCTATCCATAGTCGTGAACGGCGTGTGGTAGTACAGTGAGGCGGACGTGTAGTGAGGCCGCGCCTTCTTCGCATCACCAACATCCGTGCCGTTGATCTGGAGCTTTACACCACCACCGGCTACACCTACACCACCAGTCTTGTATGTGGCGATGAACTTAATAGGATGATTGTAGTTGAGCTCTTGCATCAAACCACCGGAGGCAATCGACTGCTGCGTCTGTGTGATCAGCATGTTCTGGGGAGCCGACGAAAGCGCTGTGCGCTCATCGGTATCCAGGTAAACAAACTGCGCGTGGACCTCGTAATCGGTCACGGGGAGCGTACCCCACGAAATACGGATCTCGACATCATGGTACTGAAGCGCCACGAGAGGAAGTGCCGACTGAGCATTCTCGCAGAACGAGAAGCGCAGGGGGTAGAAACCAGCATCATCAGCTCCGGCGGCCGAGAGAGACTTGGAGTACGACTGACAAAGTGTCACGGGAGCGATTTCCTGAGAGAACTCAGATGTTTGTGTGTCGATGACCTGACCACCGATCAGTAGCTCAACCTTCTTAATCTCACCCTTCCAGTTGGCCCGTGTCAACTCATTACGGGGGGCCCGGTTAGAGATGTACACGTAACCGAGCATGTCACCCTTGCGCTCGAAACGCACAGTGGACATACCATTCGTAGAGGGGTTACCCTGGATAACCTGCTTTTCGACAGTTTGGGCAAAGTTTGTGTGACGCTTGTACGTCGAACGGAAAAAGGATACTTCGGGATTACCAACGATGTGGGCATCCTGAGCACCCACGGCAACGAGTTGGGCGATACCACCAGACATTTATATTATACTATGTTTTTATTTTTAAGTATCAGAATAGGGGCGTTCCGGGATTGATCGACTCGGTCAGAAGTAGCGATAGAATTCCGATCATAGCGAGACGTCCGTTGAGCAGCTCGGTCTCAGGCTTCCAGGGACCCTGAACATACCCCTCATCACCGGGGTTCACGGCAGTGCCGAGAAAAGTGAGCGCGGTCACGGCGACGGTGAGACCGATGTGTTCCTGGAACTGTGTACTGAGGGAATGTCCTGTCACGAGTTCATCGATGAGCGCGGACGTAAACCCGATCATGGCCGCGCGACCGTTCACGCGCTCCGCCATGGAGAGGTAATCATTTGGACGATCAATCTTTGTGAGAGGTGTTCCTCTGGACGCACGGGTCTTGGTGGACCTGGTCCTGGACCGAGGCGCGGGCTTTACGGTAACGATAGGCTTGAGGGCAGCAATGCAGGACATTGTACTTTCTATACGTGGCAAATCTTTATGTTCAACGCGCCTCTAGTTTTTGTACACGTGTAATCAGAGATAAGACGAGTGCTTCAAGGTTCTTTGTTTTTACTTTTTCAGATGTGACTTTTCCGTGAAGTTCTTGAAACGATTTGATTAGATATGGAATCAAACCAAAATAATTTACCTGTGCAGCCACTGGTCCCCAGTCAGAATAATCCGGGTCCTGTTGTATGTCCTCATTTACTTCTCTGGTTTCGTTAGGTGTTTTATATGGATAAACCATGTGTCTTAATTCTGGAGCATCATACCATATATCTTGGGCAATTAAGCCACTTTCTCGAGTCGGTTTATTTTTTGTATCATGAACATCTTCTATAAATTCAAACTTATCGTAAATTTGAGGCTTTAATTTAATTATGGTTTCAGTTGCATTCGATATCATCGTTTCGTTTACTTTTAGTCTATCATCGGATGTTGGAGCCGAAGAATAATCGCTAAGAATATATGCAAGATTCCCAGATGGAATTTCACTGAAAGATGTATCCCCAGGTTTTTTCCACAAAGCGAAAAATGCCTCACCACCACCGTTTTCTTCAAACCGCGCCTTCACTTTATACCACTGACCCCCCTTCAGATATATTGTCCTTTGATTTCCACCGGGAATGTTAATATTACTACTATTATGACCATGTCCAGAGTACCAATCGGCAACTCTATACCCCGCAACAAATAAATCACTCGCATCGTCCGAATTAACACCGAATGTGTACACCCCAGTTGACGTTGCCTGTATTATACCTATCCACATCCTACCTATGTTTTCGGCTGCCGTGCCGTAAGGGTATCTCATTTGTGTATTTGTTGTTATTGAACTAGAATGTCTTTGACCAAATTCTGAGTTCATCGAAGATTCATCAGTTGGCGCAGTAGATGGCATACCACTGTATCTATATTCAATAATATGTCCTATTTTGGCACCATGTAAGTTTATTTCAGGGATTGCTATATAATCTGCTAAGATACCACCACTTACTTCAAGTTTATGATTCGGATCAGTCACACCGATACCGACGTTACCGCCATCTATTACCATCATCTGATTTCCAGCATAATCATTAAACAAAAAATCAGCAATTCCGGGTGATGATACCGCACTTCTAAATAACATACCCCAGTTTGAATCTGTGTAAATACAACCAGGTGTATACAGATTGTTCGATGTACCGAGTATGAAACCATCGGATTTAGTCGGTCCGCCAACAACATCCAACTTTTGACTAGGACTTGTCGTCCCGATCCCGACGTTGCCCGCTTCTGTTAAGACAAGGTTTCCACCACCAGATCTCAACGCTACACCATTGTATCCAGATAATATGGGAATATCTGCCGAATATCTGAAGGATTGGTTATTCCAGGCAAGATTATCAAATCCGAGACCACGCCACGGACTACCGGTGTTGTCGTCTGGAGATCCGACACCCGAATTATCACCGATATTCGCCACCCAGATACGCTTACTGTATATACCTTCGTATTGCCCACTACCTCTCACGTCTAATGTACAAGACGGATTCAACGTCCCGATGCCGACGTTGCCACCCTTAGGATTTAAGCATAGTTCAAATGCATCTGCATCTGCTATACTTGGATTGGTACCAGCTGGGGGATTAGTTGATTCATTTCTATAAGCCTGTATATTGAAACGCTGACCACTGCCACTACCTTGAACCCACATTGCACCCAAACCAGCGTTAAAGTCACCACCGCGAATTGTTAAACCACCATCCGGGGTTTGTGAACTACACACTATCTGCATACGTCCGTGACTTGGACTCGTCGTCCCGATGCCGACATTTCCAGTATAATCTATACACATTCGGCTATCCGTTTTTGATGCGTTAGTGTTATTTTGAGCATCTGGTCCTACACAAAAATGTAGAGCGTTTCTTCCGTATTGTCCGGCACCTCCATGTGAGGTAGATGGTGTCGAAACGATAGCACATTTGGATTGGTTCAGAGAACCATTGACTTCTCTACCCCCAATGTAAAGGGTCCGATCATTGGTATTATGTGTATCAGCGCTATTAGAATGAATTATCGCTGAATCTCCCATTACCACAAATTTCTGTGAAGGACTCGTCGTCCCGATGCCGACATTACCCGTAGACCTATAAATATCACTTCCACTTAACGTGAAATAGTTCGTTCCGTCAGCTCCGTCAGCCCCCCTCGGAACTGTAAAATCGAAAACCGCGGCAGAAGAAGACCCGCTATTCGTTACAGATCCATTCGTACCAGCCGCTCCGGTTGTCGTTGTACCTATCGCGACCGTTCCAGCGGGACCCTGAACACCCTGGGCACCTCTCGGAATGGTAAACTCGAGATTCGCAGCTGTCGAAGTTCCCGTATTCGTGACACTCGCAGATGACCCCGCGGCTCCGGTTGTCGTTGTACCTATCGCGACCGTTCCAGCGGGACCGGTGTCACCTTGAACACCTTGAACACCCTGAACACCTTGAATACCCTGGTCACCTTTTGGAATGGTAAACTCGAGGTTCGCAGCCGTTGAAGTTCCAGTATTCGTAACACTCGCAGATGACCCGGCGGCCCCGGTTGTCGTTGTACCTATCGCGACCGTTCCGGCGGGACCTGTAGCACCCGTATCACCCCTTGGAATAGTGAAATCAAACGACGCAGCCGATGAAGACCCCGTATTCGTAACACTCGCATTCGTTCCAGGGACACCGGTTGTCGTGGTGCCGACAGTGACCGTCGCAGCTGTTCCCGTTTCACCTTGAATACCCTGAATACCTTGAATACCCTGATCACCCTTCGGAACTGTAAAATCGAAAACCGCAGTGGAAGTCGTACCCGAATTTGTCACCGAAGCGTCCGATCCTGCGGCCCCGGTTGTCGTGGTGCCGACCGCAACAGTCGCAGCTGCACCCGTTGCACCGACATCACCCCGTGGAATCACGAATTTAAACTCTGCGGCCGTGGGTGTTCCCTCATTCGTGACACTCGCGTCCGTACCGGGTAGACCCGTATCCGTGCTGTGGACAGCGAGTGACCCGACGGGAGCGTTCACCAAAAGTGACCCGTCTCCTTCGAACGACGCAGCCTTGATGCGTCCGGCTGTTTCGTTTATTTCAATTTGAGAACCTACACGTAAATCGGTATTCACGTACGCGTTACTGTTTACGTGTAACCCCGCGTGTGGGTCGTTCGTGACAAGACCGACCCGGTTATTCGTCGTATCGACAAACAAGTGTGATGACCCGACGAGTAAATTACTCGTGACATCAACCTGGCCTGTCAAGATATGCTGGTTCATCTATAATTAGTAAACATCTTTTACGAGTGGGATACACTCGTAAAAGATGGGGGTCTCTCTCAACCGGGATCGAACCGATGACCTCGCGATTAACAGTCGCACGCTCTAACCAACTGAGCTATGAGAGACGGGGAAGGCTCCTTCCCATCTTATACTGGTGACTGTTCTTTAAGCCCATTTAATCGTTTCATAGTGATGAGAGATATGGAAAAAAGACCAGCTGATGTGTTTGCGACGATCATGGGAATGACCGTATAATAAATCGAGTATACGAGACCGAGAACACTCGCGACGATGTTTATACACAGGAATGCGTAATTAAGTGCGTCTGTATCCTTTGTCCTGTATACGTGAACGATTTGGGGTACGAACATGATCGTGATTAAAATGGAACTCACGAGACCTATACCCTCGACGAAACTATCCATACTTATGGAAGGAGTGTTTCATTTCTCTAAGTTTCTACCTTTTGAATACGTCGTTTCATGTCGATGATATCGAGCTCGAATTTTGTCGATTTACGCTCGAGCGCTGTTACTTTTGACCGTAATTGACTGTTTTCAGTCATTAACGTAGCCACGAAATGTGGGGTCTGGATCCCCTCCGTTTTACCCGTAGGCGTTTCCGGTTTTTCCGGCCAAACGGGATTTTCCGGATCTTCTGTGAGTGAAGGGAGGTCACGTAAAGCTTTACGGTACGCGAGCCATTCTTTATAGAGTGTATCCTCAATCTGGTAATCCGAAGAGAAAATCCAATCCACCTCGGCGAGGCGTCTGTTGCGTTCTTGGCGGAGAATCTTCCACGTTTGATCTATTGTAAGGTCTATAAGTGCAAATTCTGCCATCTATGTTAAACGGATATTTTAATGTAACAATTTTCCGTAAAAGGATGAGTAAACGTAATACATGTATACATCAGTGTTAGCTGTATTTTGGCTAATACGAACCGCTACCGTAGTACCGGCGGGCCAATATCCTACAATTTTACCAATAAGGTTGGATTCTTGAGATCCACCCCCCTGACCAGTAAAATACACAAACGTCCGACGATCATATGTAGCTCCATTTATGTACCATGTTCCCATCACGTAGTGGGAACCTGCATCTAGGTTTCTTGCCAATAAACAATAATCAAATTCCCAATATCCCGAACACGGTATGGTATATGTCTTAGTACTCGTATCAAATCCACCACCCAGATCAAATTCTAAACGACTGAAATCTGCTATTATAGACGTCGTTGGATGGTCATTCTGAAGATTTACTGTTGTGGGTCCAGTGGCCCAAAACATATAGTTTTTATTGGTCATTATACCATCAGAATTGATGTTCCCCCTCACATCCAACTGCGCTTCAGGGACTTTCCCGATCCCGACGGCCGTGTCGCTGATGACCATGGACCGCCCGGTTCGGCCCAAGTTGTAGAGTTTCTTGACCTCCGAAGGTTCGAGGGCGACGTCATACATTTTTAAATTAGAAATATAGACGGGTGCAGAGCTTGTAGTGTTCGCATCATCTGATTTTATTTCAAATAAAGCATTATTGGGTAATGCTGATGTATCTTGTGGGGCTGGGTCCGCTTTGAATGTCAATTCTTGACCATCCACGTAGCATTTACTTGTTGCTCGTGAGCCAGCGTGTGTCACTGTCATCATAAACCATTTACCGTTACTAATATCCGAAGGTGGATTCCACTCTCGACGACCACCGTTAAAAGCTAATCTAAAATCCAAACTGTGACGATATTCGAACGCACGCTGAGTTCCAGCTGCACCACTTGGGTTAAACCCAATTTGAATGTCAGAATCACCAGTTACTTTCGCCCATAAGGTTATGGTATATGGAGCACCCGATGCCGTATTATGACCCGAAACATTCCCATTTATTATATCTGTACTCGCATCAAAAACAAACGCCTTATCCGCTGCCGAATACGTCGCTCCAACTAGGGTCCCATGATTCCCCTGCCCCGAGATATCTGTGGGTGAGGAATTGACGGTGGTATCGAAATCCAGCACCAACTTCTCCGGCCTAGGGGTTTCCGTATCCACGTCGTACCGCGAAATGCGGGGCACATCGAGGGACCTGGTGAGGCTCAACGAACCCTTATCGAGGGTCGTGGGTCCGGGGGTGCCGAAATAGCGGAGTTCAGTTAAATTGATATTATGATATGTACTACCATTTGGAGCTAAGGCCGTGGTTACAAGAGCAAATTCGTTGTAATACTCATTTGGATTTGTTACTTGAATGTTTTGCCTTTCCGACGCTGTATATGTTACACCTGAAAACGAGTGAACGACTTCCCATTTATTATTTTTACGTCCATATACGATACCACTTTTAGGTCCCCGTAGAAGCTCGGTTGGCCTAACTCCCATAGTAAAACTTTTGAGGTTTATGCTGTACGGTAATTTCAGAATTATGTATTCACCCAATACCGATTCTTCAGACAATCTATGTGTCCCGGTGTACAAACCCGTGGTTTGGTCATAAGTTTCCGGTGTGTCAGTGTCATCACTTACCCAAAAGGTTGTATTGTCTTGATTGAACGCTCTCCACCCTGCGTAGGTGTCGCTGTTGATGTATATACTACTCGCACTCACTTCAAACACCCCGTGTCCCGGAATCAAGGTTTCGTATCCATCCATAGGACCCGGAGGATACTCTTGGATCCGCTCATCTCCCGCCAACTCAAGTTGCCCCGAGGGTTCGGTGACCCCCACGCCCAAGTGTCCCTTGTACAGGGTGACTTGGGACTTGGACCCCAAGAAATAGTCTTTTTGGTAATCGTAGAGTTCCTTGACCCGGTCGGCATTGAGGGCC